CCGAAGGGAAACAGTCATACACCGCCTATCTAGCTCCAAGAGAACTAACCTGAAGTTCGTTGATAGGGTCCACTTAAGGACAGTAGCGGGTCGGATACGGAAGTTCTTCCCCGTACGCTACATGATAATCACTCTCGTCCCTTTTACAGGGTTAGCCAACTTAACGGTGTTAAGAAACCGGTTGGGATATTTATCGAGACACTAGTGATTGAATCATATAGGAGAGCATTTGCGCCAAAGGGCCTGCACCATCTCTTCTATCCGATATTGGCTTGATTTACGATCTAGATCGATCAGCCCGCTGTTTGTCGTTGCTCACACTCTCAGCTCAGGTTCAAGCTTGAGCGGCAACGCATTCCCTCTCTAGACTGCCACGAGTCTGAGAATACCCGCATTTGTTGCGGCACCGGCGGCGAAAGTATTCGTCACCTGCACAGTAAGAGCGTCTGTGCCGTTCATCGTAATGAACGCCGGAACGGTCAACGAAAGATCAGTTGAACCGCCTGCCGCACCCAGGTCAACACTCGATTTTGGCAAAATCGTCAGGACGGACACTCCGTTCTTCTGAATATCCAGCACGGTCGCTGGAGTAGTGTTACCTCCCGGAGCAGTAAAATGCGCCGTGTTCTGCACATCGACAAGATAGTTGCCCGCAGGCGGGACTATCGAGCCAGCAGTGTTGACGGCACCGAGGCCGTTCGAAACACTGGTTGCAAAGAGCAACTGAGCAGCCACGGTCGTGGCGCCAGAGGGTTCGGTCGCAGTAGTGCGAACGAGAGCGATGGAGGGATCAGCACCTCCCGCTACTGCATTGAGTAGCGTAACCTTGGTACAAAGAAACGAGTACCGGGCATGCAGCTCGCCAATGACGGTCGCTGCTGCTTGTCCCTGGGTACAGACCCAGAGGTTACCTCCATCGAAGGTCTTGACATCTTGGCCGACGGGTAGCGCTGCAGATCGCACGTACTTCGCATCGGACCTATTGATGGACCTACTATCGGCTTGAAGAGCCATCTTCTCGTAAGGCATGTCGTCTACACGATGCATGACCTCCACTTGCTGCTTGGTGGTTGGAGTAGCATTGGACGCGTCGTAGTCAATGGCAAGGATTATCTTTCCTGCTTGACCCTGAGTCGCAAACGCGCTGACCTCTGGCTTGTAGTAGAACTCAAGCTTTAGGCATCTCCACTCCGAGTATAAGGCTGCCTTTATGGAGCCTTTGGGAAAGGCAACAGCCATACCCGGATTAATAGGAAACTTGGTTGCGGCGAAGGCCACCGAACCATTGATTTCCGCCACCAACTCATCGAAGGTAATCACCTCCGACTGAGGACCGCCGCGGTCGGCATTGCGCACCGCAGGGAAGTTCTTCTGACTCTGAGAGTCTGTCCGTGGACCCATTTTCATCTGGGCACGACCACGACCACTGTCAAAGGAACCGGCAGTGTAGTCAGAAAGAACCGGACCCCCTCCGATCGAGGGAGTCCGCGCGTTGGGGAGAGGCCCCGTACGCTGCTTCTTAGGGCGAGGGCCCTGAAGCTGAGAGGCAGCCGGTCGCTTTCGACTGGGCTGCATGTTGTTGTTGTTGGAATTTGACTTGTTCATTGTATTGGATCCGCCATGAACTAAGCGGACTATACATCTACGAGAAGGATAGGTACGTAGGCCCGATCAATCGGGGTCTGCCAGGACGCTCACTTGAGTCTTACACCTATAGCATTCCGTTTCGGAACATACTTTTCCCACATCCCCCACCCGTGTAGTCTCTCGGCATTTATCTTCTCCTCAAACAGTCGCAAAGAACGCGTAAATCTGTAGGAAGCAAGAACTTAGCACGGAACTATTAAGGTACCCACAAGAGGGGCCCACCGTTTTGGGCGGTTTACACTCGTAAACCCAATGGCTACAGTTTAACGTCTTGATCCAGGACCTGAGTCATACAACAACACCCATGTGAGCTAGCCGGACGCCCGGCCTCACGCGGCAACTCCGCCGCTATGGAGACAGTACCTCTGTACTCCACCCTTGAGGAAATTCAACCTCTTACGAGTCAGCTTGATCGCTGTCGTCACGCAGGAGAATAACTCAATCTCGCTCGACCGTTTTACCCAAGGTACGGTCAGCTCTGTCTCGAGATCAGACAAGGGATACCCCGGCAATGGAAAGCCGCAGGATATCGGAGCTGTGCTAGATTCTAAGCACGCGAGAGCAATCTGCTGTTGTACAGGTTTAACCTCGTACTTCCAGCCACATGGCGCGTTGACGCCCATGCCGCCCAAAGAGAGCGGTAGGAAAAGATTGCGAGTCGCAAGATGGGGTCTACCCCTAACCTTGACGACCATTGAGCACTCCCTACGGAGGTCCTCAGGATGTTCCAGAAGGAACCGCTTTAGCAGCGAAGTCTGCCTCCCGGGCAAAGAGCCATCGAGAAGCACATTGAGATTGACCGCCAGCCCTTTAGCTGGGTCTTGTCCGAGATGAGCAGCGCCTAGAAGGTACGCAACTTGCTCCGGCTCTGCAATCCTGCAGTTAAGGCCGTCTTCGGACACCGTCAGGTCTCCCGTATCCACACGCTCCTGCACCTTGTGCTGGCCAAAGAACAACCCTGCATTCAGGTAATTGATCTGCCATGGAGTGGCGTTCGGCTTATCCAAAGCCAGGTGAACGCTCGTAGAGTTGATATTGGCATACTCACGATGTTGATACGCCTTTCCCACGCTCATTTCCAAGCCTACCTTACCCGCAGTCTCGACATGACGCTCCCAGAGCGATTTGTCAGCTGCATAGACCATGTCGTCGCCGTTCACTAGAACATGGCGTAAACGTTCGACATCGGTCCATCCTTGCTGCGCTTGTGCTGTCACTGCTAAGTAGACACCAAGATTGGCCAAGCAAAGGATCGGGAAGGAGAGGATAGAGCCCATCAATTGTCCATTCTGCTGAATTCCGCGAAAAATAACATCACGCCCCCCTTTCACGGGGTAATGCAAGGCGTGCGGTCCAAGAACGGACATCGCGAGATCGTACTGAGTCTTTGGAAGATTCCCAATGAGGAACTTAAAGATTCTTCCGGCATAGCGCCAGGAAAGTCCATCAGTAGCGGCAGAATAGTCGATGGAGAACCACTGATCTGTGGATGCTGCCTTTTCCTTGAGGTCGAGCATATCAGTTGGTGAGAAAGGTCTTCCGATAAGGCGGAAGCAGTCCAGATGTCGCATTGAAGTATGCAAGGCTTTCTGGAGGGGACGGCAAGTGTAGTAGGGCAGAGCTTCGCCCTTGCTGATAACTCGGACCTTCATGGGTTCCAAGACAGCTTGAATCGTACACTTGATCGGCTTGGTCAAATCCAAGGCCTGTGCGAGAGATGGTAGGACACCCCACTCATCACGCCCATACGCACATCGCACCTCAGTTACAACATTGTAACGGGCACCCTGTCTCGAATAGACAACAGGGTCACAACGCATCGAATGGAGTTCAGTGCCAGAGGGCCGACTCTCATTGAGGCCACACAGTCTTAAAAGCTCACCGTGTTGGCCACCCTTTCCGCGGGTCTGCTCAAAACAAGCAGAACCGGACGCAGAACGCTCCTCAAAGGGGGAAGCGCCGTCGAGAATGTCCGTCATTTGTTTGCGGATCTTCTCCAGAAGACGTTGGAAGGTAGGGATCGAGAAGATCTCTTCCATCGTTGACTCGTCGCCTTTATCGACTTTAGTCAGGGTTGCGAAATGTTTCTCATAGGTCGCGTCGACGATTTCATCCGACGCAGGCAAGCTAGACCGCTTTGCCTGAAACCATGAGTACCAAAGGTGCGTGTTCTTGCGATTGAACGCATTGAAGCGAGGCTTCATCCACGCACGGAGGGCTCCGGACGGCTTGAAGAGCACGTCAGGAGCAGGAGGAAGTACGTTCTTGAGATATTTCGAGAGAGGGTAGGTCAGAGCGAATTTTGCACGCTTGAGCCACACCGTCTCGTCAAGAGAATTATCCAAGTAGGAGTGATACTGGTTAGCCAGATCCTCCCGGATTGAGGGTTCACATCCATGATGTTCAAGAACCAGATCCAATCCACGTACTAGGGCGTCTGTCCGCTGTGACAAGGTCACCACCGCCGCGGACGCTAACGATGATGAGCGACGGAAACCACCGTCGCCATTGTCCCGAATTGCTGGAGTCTTAATTGATTTCTGCGATTCCATATCGAGTGCTTTTGAGCACAATTCGGTTGTTATTTCGTTTGTGTTAACACAAACGAAATAACAACCGAATTGTGCTCAAAAGCACTCGATATGGAATCGCAGAAATC